GCGTGCAGACGTTTCCACGGGTTGCACACGTGGCTATTGGGGGGGCAGGCCGCGGCCCCTTCGGGGCCGAAGGCGAAGGCGGGGACCCCATCCGGCTCGAGGACTCGCCACCTCCCCCGTTAGGAAACGTGGGAGGATCAAAGACCGATGGCCGGGGGCCGATGGCCGCGGGGGTGGTGCAGCCGGCGGCGGTGCAGCTGAGTCTGGTGCCGATGTTCGCGGCGGCTGAGAAGGCGGTGGTGGCGGCAAGGGGGCATGCGCAGCGGGTGCTGGCTCGGATCAGCGTGAGCGCTGAGCGGGGGGCGGGGATCGACGCCGCGGCGGCCAGGGCGCTGGCGGCGGATGTGGCGGCGCTGGTGTCGCGCTTGGCGGAGCTGGAGGCGGTGGTGGCGGCGGGCGGGGGCGGGGGGGCGGCTGGGGGAACGGCTGGCGGTGTTGGCGGTGCGGAGCAGGCAAACACGGTGGGCGTGTGAGCGAGGCCGCGCTGGTGCGCTCGCGGCCGGGGCTGGCGCCCCGGCACGCGGGTTTGGTTGGGAAGTGATGCGGGCAGTGGTGCAGTGGCGGAGTGGCGCAGTGGCACAGTGATGGAAGGATTGCGTGGGTCCATGGACATAACAAGCCAACAACGCGGGAAACTTCTGGACGGGCGGCGGCCAGACCTGCGGCGAGCAGACGGTGAGATCAAGGAGGATCTCGTGCGTGATCCGGTGGGGGCGCGGGCGGAGGAGCTCTTCCGCGGGGCGGTGCATCGGTGCGAGGAGCTGGGTGTGACGCGGCGGTTCCTGGCCAATCGGCTCGGGATCTCGTACGAGACGATCGTGGCCTGGCTCTCGCCGAGCAAGGCGGATCGGCATGTGCCCTGGTTCCAGCTGTTCAAGCTGATCCCGCACCTGCCGGATGACGCGCGGGCGTGGCTGGTGTCGCGGCTGGGCGAGGAGTGGGGATTCGCGCTGGTGGCCGAGAGCGAGGCCGACGCGGCGGCGCAGAGCCTTGACCGCATGATGCTGGGCGTGATGGCCTCGGTCGGCATGCTGGCCGAGCGGCTGAACGCCGCGGCGCAGGACACGGTCATTAGTAAGGACGAGGCGCAGGCCCTGGCCGACCAGGCGGGGCGGCTGATGCTGCTGGCCAGTGAGATGCAGCAGCGGGCGACGGGGATGGGGCAAACGGCGGGGGGCGCGGCTGGGGCCGGGGGGCGGAAGGGTTTGTAATGGTGTCGCCACCGGCGCGCGGCGGAGTGTGTGTTGCACTCCGCTGCGCAAAGGGGCGTGTGCAACATGGTCGGGTGCAGAAAGGAATACGCATGGCGCAGCGAGCGGTCTTGGATCTGGGGGCGGTCGGCAAGCTCAAGAAGGGGCTGGTGGGCAAGATCTTCAACAAGGAACTCGGGACGGTGCTCCGCGATGTGGCCAAGCGGCCCGGCGTGAACGCGGCGCGGAAGTTGACGATCGTGATGAGCGTGACCCCCAAGAGCCACGGCGACGATGAGGGCTCCGGGGAATCCGCGCCGACGGCGACGATCAACGTGGCGATCCGATCGGTGGTTCCGCCGCAGCAGACCGAGGGCCACGAGTGCATGATCACCGAGACGGTTGATCGGGCCACCGGTGAGCGGTTGTTTGCCGGCGTGATCGGCGGCGATCCTGACAACGTGGCGCAGGCGACCTTCGGCGGTCTTGAGGATCAGAGCGAGTAAGCCGCGATCGTCGCGGCTGGTTCTGAGCAAGGGTGCGGCATGGTGGATGTGCAACGTGTGGCGGTGAAGACAAGGAACATGCAATGAGCAGTGAGAAGAATGGCGGTACGGCGGGTGGTGGTGGTGGCGGTGGTGGGCAGATCGAGGTGCTCAAGTGGGCCGAGAGCAAGGGCGCGAACCTGGGCCTGACGGTGAGCGATGTCGACAAGGCCAACGGGACCAAGATCGTTTATGACCGGGCCGCGGGACGGGCGCTGACCAGCGAGGAGGTTGAGGGGCTGGTGGTGTCGCCGCTTGAGCCGCCGGTGCGGTTGGTGGCGCTGACGGTTGACGCGCTGTGCGCGATGCTCGACCGGATCTGCGGCGGCGGTGACAGCCCGTACAAGCCCATTGTGCTGGTGAGCCTCGGTGCGATCGAGGCTTACCGAGATGAAGAAGCGATCGCCTACGGCGACGGCGTGCGGATGGATCTGGCGATTTCGCAGACTTGGCATCGCGTGCGGGCCCTGCGGCAGAGCCAGCGGACGGGCCAGCGGGAGCTGCGCACGCTGCTGAAGACCGACATGCAGGCCCGCTACGAGCCGGCCAACTTGGTCGAGCTTATCAGCGATCTGAAGAGCGTCAGCAACACCACGGGCACCAGCAAGATCAGCCAGGGTGCCAGCAAGGTGGATGTTGACATCGTGGCCGAAGTGACCGGCACCGACAAGCTGCCCGAGGACGTGGTCATCGATGCGGCGGTGTGGGACAACGTGCTGATCGATGAGGTTCCGCACATGCAGCGCGTCGGCGCCACGCTGGATGTTGACGCTCTGGCGGACAAGCCGCTGCTGCTGCGGGCCAAGGCCGGGCAGGTCGAGCGGGCCGAGGCGGAAGCGGTGGGCTGGCTGGCGGGCGTTGTTCGCCGAACGCTCAAGGAAATCGCCGCTGGCCGTGAGGGCGATGGCGGCATCAAGAGCGTCGGCGTGTTCGAGGCGCTGCCGATGAAGAGCAACGTTCAGGCCTGGTCGTTCGAGGCGTAAGGCATTCTCTCTCTCCACGGATGCCTGCCGCCGGGGACACCCGGCGGCGGGATTTGCAAGGTGTGTGCGGGCGGCGTGAGTTCAAGAGCCGCCGGAGGCACGAAAGGAAATGCAATGCGTGTGCCTGTCGTGGTGGCCCGGGGCGTGTGCCCGTGGGCGGTGGGGCTGCTGCGCGTGGATGTTGGCCGGGAGCCCGGCCGGGAAGGCTTGACCGTGACGATCACCGAGGAGGCGAACATGGCCGATGAGCGCGGGAGCGTGCAGCGGGCGAGCCTGGACGTTGAGCCCGCGGAACTGCCGGGCGGGACCAGGGCCGCGATCGGCCAGGCCGAGGGGATCGGCCGCGTGCTGGCCGATGCGGCGCGATCGCTGAGCGAGCTGCTCGGCCGCGCGGTCAATGGTGACCAGGCCGCGAAGATGGAACTGAGCACGCTCGACCGCGTGGTCTACGCGAGCTTGAGCGGGCACACGGTGCGGATCGTCGCGCCCGGGATGGTGCGCGTGAGCCTGAGCGAGAGCGGCGGCGACGGGCGCGCGTACGTGACGCTGCCGGATATGGCCAGCGGCTCGGCGATGGAGCTGGCCGATGCGCTGGTGAGCGCGGCCGCGGCGGCGACGCGCGTGCGCCGGTGGCACATCGAGCAGCGGGCGGGGGTGCGGAGCGGGAGCGAGCCGGAGAGCACGGGGCAGCGCAGGGGGAAGTAGACGCTGAGAAAAGGGCAAAGCAGCAAAGGGCAAAGCAGCAAAGTCAAGGGAGCATGACGATGGGCAAGATCAGCGAAGCGACGATGGCGTGTGGGAAGAAGATCTGTGAGCATGAAGGGCCGGTCTTTGTGCTGCATTCGGACAAGGACATGGATGCTTCGGAGCACCCGGTCTGGACGCTCAGCGCCTCGCAGAGCGCGGTCTTCATTCACTTCCCGGGCATCGGCGGGAACTTTGCCATGCGGCAGGTGTATTCATCGCGGGAAGCGGCGCTCGCGGCGGTGAGGGACCGGCTGGCCGAGGCCGCGACGGGCATCCATAAGCGGCTGAACAGCGGCTCACACCGGCACACGCAGAACATCGTTGTCACTGATCATCGCGATGATGCCACCGGTGACTATGTGGTGCGCATCAAGACCGCAGAGGGTGTGTGGTCGATCGCCGCGGCCAATGGGCCGGCCGAGGCCGAGTTGATTGTTGAGGCGCTGCGCGGTGTGATCCGTGCCTATCGCGGTTTTGACCCGTGCGAAGAGGCGTTCGATCGGCTGTGGCACTACGTCAACGGAAACCCGATCGAAGGCGGTGCTGCGTGAGCGCGGTGTTGATCGCCGCGGCGGCGGTGGTGTGTGCCGCGGCGGCGGTGGTGGTGTACCTGATGGTTGAAGCGGTGGTTGACGGTGTGTGCGGGCGGATGGGGGTTGGGTGCGACCGGGGTGGACAGCGGGAGAAGCAATCGTGACGGTCAGCCCTGCGGACATGATGGACATGCTGGACTTTGAATCGGCGGCGAGGTTGAGCCTGGCCGAGTCGGTCTGCGGCGGACCCCTGCCCGGGGAGATCAACGTTGATCTCTTTGCCGGCGGCGGTGGGGCGACGCAGGGCATGGAAGATGCCGGGCTGCTGGTGCACGAGTGCGTGAACCACTCCGAAGTGGCCGTGCTGACGCACGCACGCAACCACCCGCGCACGAACCACCGGCTCGGTGATGTCTGGGCCGAGGCACCGGGCAGCGTCATCCGCGGGGCTGACGGAAAGCCGCGGCCGGTCGGCGTGCTCTGGGCTTCTCCCGACTGCCGGCACTTCTCGCGGGCGCGAGGGGCCGCGCCGGTATCGGGCCGCGTGCGGAGCCTGGCGTGGGTGGTGATCAAGTGGGCACGCGAGCTCGATGAGCGGCACAGGCCGCGGATCATCATGGTCGAGAACGTGCCGGAGTTCCTTGAGTGGGGACCGACGCGGGCGCGCACCGATGAACACGGCCGCGCGGTGCGCGATGCGCAGGGACGCACGGTGCTCGAGCCCGTGCCCGGGCGAAAGGGCCAGACGTTCAGGCGGTGGGCGGCGATGCTGCGGAGGCTGGGGTACAAGGTTGAGTGGCGGGTGATGGATGCCGCGGACTTCGGTGCTGCGTGCCGAAGGAAGCGGTTGTACGTGATCGCACGCAGAGATGGCCACGCTCCGGCGTGGCCGGAAGCATCCGCTGCGCGGGGCAAGGCCGCCGATGCCCGCTGCGCGGCGGATGTCATCGACTGGACCGACCTCGGGCGGAGCATCTTCGAGCGGGAAAGGCCGCTCGCGGACAAGACGCTCGCGCGGATCGGCGAAGGGATCAGGCGGTACGTCATCAACTCGCCGCGGCCGTTCTGCCTCCGCGTGACGCAGACCGGCGGGGGGTGGCATGTGGCCGATGTGCTGCGGCCGATGCCCACCCAGACCACGCGGCAGGACTTGGCCGTGGTCACGCCGGTGCTCGGCGTGCTGCGGCGCAACGGGCAGGGCCGCGATGTGCAAGAGCCCATGGCGACGATCGCCGCGGGCGGGATGCACCAGGGGCTGGTGTGCCCGATGGTGCTCTCTGCCGGAGGGCCGACGTGTCGAGCGGTTCCGGCGTCGGAGCCAATGGGCACTGTGCTGACGCGAGACCATCGCGCGGTGGCGATGCCGGTGATCATGCACAACACCACGGGGCACACCGGCGGCACGATGGAGCAGCCGCTGCCGACCGTTACCACCGGAGGACAGAGTGGGCTGGTGTGCCCGGTGGCGCTGGCGTTCTACGGGGCCGAGAGCGGCGGGCGCGATGTGCTCGAGCCGCTGGGGACCGTGACGACGCACGATCGCCATGGCATCGTCGCGGCGGCGGTTGGCGAGCAGACGTTGACGATGAGCCCGGAGATGCGGCGGCGGGCGCTGGCCGTGGCCGGGCTCCTGGTGCGGCTGGGCGTGGCGGTGGCCGATGCCGATGGGCTGGTGTACGTGAGCCTGCACGATGCGAATCAGCCGGGGCTGGTTGTGCGGCGGCCGATGGTCGACATCCTGTTTCGCATGCTCAAGCCGCGCGAGCTGGCGGCGGCGATGGGGTTCCCCGAAACGTACATCTGGCCGGCCACGCAGCGAGAGGCCGTGCGGCTGATCGGCAACGCCGTGTCGCCCGTGCAGGCGGCGGCGCTGGTGCGGGCGAACCTGCCGCGCGTAGGGGCGCGCGTGGCGGCGGGAGTCGATGCGGGGCGGGTGGGAGGTGTGGCGTGAGCGTTGCCCAGTCGCTGAGTTCGCATCTGGTGCCCAGGGGGCTTTGGCGTGCCGAGCCGGATGCCGTTGTGCTGATGGTGGTGTTCGCCAGCGGTGTGCCGATCGGCGAGATTCGCGGCATCGGCCGCATGCCGCAGGTGCTGGCAGCGCGGTGGGCGATGGCGTACCTGCTGCGCACGTTGTCGCGGCTCTCGTGGCCGGAGGTTGCCGATCGGGTGCGGCCGCACGGGACCGGGCATAGCTCGGTCATCAGAATGCCGGAGATGATCGAACTGGCCAGGCAAGAGGCGGGAGCCGATGAGGCCAGGGGCAGCGATCGCAACCGGCAAGCGCGGCGGCAGGCGCTGGAGATCGTTGGCAAGGTTGAGGGACAGGTGCGCGAGATGATGGCGGGAGGTGCGGCGTGAATCACACCGAAAAGTGCTTGGATCTGGTCGGCCGCATGCGGCCCGCGGAACTGGCCGTGACGTGCGGGCCGGTCACGCAGACGCGGCTCCTGGCCCGGCGGCTTGGGCTCGAGAAGTACATGAGCCCCGCACCCCGTGTGTTGTCCATCGCCGCACGGGCCAGGCTCGAGCGGGAACGATCAGCGGCCGCCGTCGACCGTCGCCGAGCCGGTGTCGCCGGACGGGGACTCAAGGGCACGCTGACGGGGGCCGAGCCTGCGGCCCTTGAGCATGCCGCGGTGGCTGGCGGGCAGGCCCAGGGCCAGCTTGGCACGCACGGGACTCTCGGCGCGGATCTTCTCGAGCACGGCGGCGAAGGCCGGATCGGCAAGGAGGGCTGACTCGTGCGCGGTGAGCGTCAAGGCACTGCTGATCTGATCGCGCCAGCGGTGCCACGGAGCATCGGCGTAGGCGCTCCAGGCCCCGGGCTGGACGTGGCCGGCGAGCATCTTGGCCGTGCTCTGCTGCTCGGGCAGGGCGTCGAGAAGAGCCTGATACGCCGAGTGACGCAGGAAGTGACGCGGGAAGCCCGGCGGCGGGCCGACGCCAGACTGACGCGGGCGGCGGACGCTCAGGGCCTCGATGAGCGTGGTGCTCTTGGTGTGCTGGCCACGCCAGGCGCGGCGGAAGACCTGATCGGCACCCGAGGCGTTGGAGGCCGGCTCGCCCGGCTGAGGGCAGCTCCAGGGCGGAGGCTCGGCCGTGGCGGCCGCGAGGGCGGCGGCGGCCTCGACGCTGAGCACGACAAACCGCAGCGGCTCGGCGGAGACGCCGGTGGTTTTGTTGTCGATGGCCAGGACATACTCGCCGAGCTCGGGGCGGTGAAACTCGTACTGGCCGTGGATGATGCGGGTTGTTTCGATCGGGCGGAGGGCGGCCAGGAACTGCAGCCGAAGCCACGGGGCGATGCGGGGGTCGTAGGCCTCGTGCGCGAGGATGTACTTTGCGATGTACGCCACGGGCTGGTAGCGCCGGGGGCTGCGCGGCACGCGGACGCGGGGCAGGGCGTCACGGTTCCAGGCCAGGCGGATGTGCGGGTAGTTCAGCGCGGCCCAGCGCATGAGGCCCTTGATGGCCGTCAGTTCGTGCGAGACCGTGCGGGGGGCAAGGCCCGACTGCTGGGCGTCGGCGGCCATGGCGGCCACCAGCGGGGCCGAGAGACGGCTGAGCGGAAGCTTGGGAAAAGTGCTGGCCAGGCGGCGCAGGCTGGTGCGGTCGTAGCGGGCCGTGCCGCGGCCACGCTCGGCGGTGCGCTGCGTGATGTACGCGGTGATGACCTGGGCGATCGTCGGCTCGCGGCGCGTGCTGCCGGCAGGGGCGGCGGCGTGGGCCGCGGCGATCGCCTCGGCCTCGTCGGCGCGGGCGGCGGCGACTTCGGCGATGAGCTGGGCGTATTGGGCCTCGGCAGCGGTGCGGTCCAGGCCGAGGTAGTGGTCGATGCCGTCGATCCGCACGGTCCACATGCCGCGGGCGTGCTTTCGCATCATGGGCAGAGGGCGGGGCATGGGGCCAGCGTACACGGGGCCGAGGGGCCTGTGCGGGTCGGGAAGGTGGTGCGCGGTGGTTTTTGCGTGGTGCGCGGTGGTGCGCGTTTCGTGCGGGAAAACAAGGCTCTTTTGAACTCCCCGAATAGGACTCGAACCTATAACCTGCCGGTTAACAGCGGGGTCGTGTTGCGGGTTTGATCTGTGAAACTTGAAGGCGCACCACCTGCGGCCGGTGGTGCGCTTCTACGTCTGCTCGGAGGTCATGGATGGCTTGGAAAGAGTTTGGGAAAAAGCGGCCCTGCCCGATCTGCGGCGGTTCCTCACGCTGCTGCCGGACCGATGGACCAACCCCCGGCAAGAAGGGCACGTGGCCCGACGGAACCGTGCACTGCTTTGTCACCGGCGAGGGCGGCACCGCCGCCTCCAGCGGGGGCATGAACATCACCGGGTACCGCATGATCAACCCCGGTGGTCAGCCGTACGGGGAGGGCGACTACATCTTTGTGCCCGATGATGGCGCATCGGCGAGCGTTCGCACGCTCGGGCCGATCGAACTGGCGAGAATCAAGGCCGAAGAGGAACTGGCCGAGCAGCGGAAGATCGACACGGCTAAGAGGCTCTGGGGTCAGGGCACGCCGAAGCACGCCGACATACGCCAGTACATCGCGCGGCGGGGTATCGCGCTGGTCGACCTGGGCGAGACGCCCCAGTCGCTGCGGCTGGTGGCCAAGACGAAGGCGTATCTCGGTGAGGTGAACAAAGAGCACGAAGGGCCCGCGATCTTGTGCGCGTGCGTGCGGGCCGACCCGCGGAGCGTGGTGGGCCTGCAGCGGATCTTCCTTGGCCCCGATGGCGGCAAGGCCGACCTTGGAGGGGCCGCCGCCAAGCGCAGCATGGGCGTTATGGCCGGTGCGGCCTGCCGGCTCTTCAAGCCCGCCGAGGGCGGCACGCTGGTGATCGCCGAGGGCGTGGAGACCGCGCTGGCGATCGCCGCGGCGTGCCGCGTTGGCCATGGCTCGGGCGTTGGTGTGTGGGCCGCGATCAGCGCCAACGGCGTGCGCCAGCTCCAGCTCCCCGGCGAGCTCTTCGGCAGGCCGGGGCCGCTGAGCCGCGTGGTGATCGCGGTTGACCGGGACAAGCGCAACGAGCAGGGCAACGCCGCTGGGCCCGACGCCAGCGCCGACCTGGCCAAGCGTTTGCGAGCCGACTGTCCGTGGCTGACGGTGACGCTGGCCATGCCGGGCTCGGACCACGTGCCAGAGGTCTTTGGTGAGGGCGGCTGCACGATCAAGGGCCTGGACTGGCTCGATGTGTACGTGCGTGCGGGCGCCGAGGTGGTGCGCGAGGCGATTCTGGGCAAGGGTTCGATGACGTACCTCGAGCGTGCGGCGGCCGAGCAGCGCAGCGAGCCGGCCAGCGCCGAGCGGACGCTCTACACCATCGGCGCGGGCGCTGCGGGCGGGGCGGATATTGCCGACGTGATGCCCGATGGGGCTCTGCCGAGGGCGCGGCGGCTGCTGATGGACTGGCCGATGTACCACCCAACCGGCGAGCGCGAGGGGCAGAGGTGGCACCGCGTGCGGTTCGGCGGGCAGTGGTACTCGTGGGAGAAGCGGCGCGGCGGCGGCTACGCGTACGTGCGAAAGACCGATGAGGACTTGACCACGGAGACGCAGCAGCTCCTGCAGCGCTACCAGGTCATGAAAAAGCAGGGCGACACGTACGGGCCCGCGCCGATGAACCCCGGGCCGAAAACCACGACGGAGGTTGTGCAGGCGCTGGCGAGCGAGTGCATCGTGCGCGTCGAACCCGATGTGTCGGTGCCGTGCTGGGCACCGACAACCTTTGACGCGGCGGGGCAGCCGGTGTGGGGTGACTTGGGCGCACGGGGGACGGCCGAAGATCAGGGTATGTGGCGTGCGGACTCGGTGATCGCGTTCGCCGATGCGCTGGTGGACGTGGAAGCGTGGGCACGTGGGGAACTGATCATGCGGCCGCATACGCCTCGGTGGTTCAGCGAGCAGGTGCTGCCATACGCGTTTCCGGCTGAGGCCGTCGACCGCATCGAGGCCGCGCCCGAGGCCGAGCGCCCGGCCGTGTGGATGGCGGAGGTTGAGCGGCTGGCTCCGTGCTTCTCCAGGTGGCTCAACAGTGTCGCGCCCGCCGAGGACGCCAACTGGGGCAACTGTCTAGGCGGCATGTTCGCACTCTGCCTGACGGCCGATGTGAGCCACGAGCGGATCTTCCTGCTGATCGGGCCGCCGGGCAGCGGCAAGTCGTCGGCGTTTGAGGCGGTGACTTCGATGATCGGCGAGGAGGCTGTGTGCGCCGCGAGCCTTGGCGACTTCGCCGACGATCGCGGCCTGACCAAGATGGTGGGCAAGCGTGCGGTGATCCTGCACGACGCGAGCCTGGGCAAGGTGGACGCCGCGGCGGCGATGGAGGGGCTCAAGAAGCTGAGCGGCGGCGACATGCTGACGGTGCGAAGGCTCTACTCAGAGGCGCAGCAGGTGCGGATTGCGGCTCAGATTCTGATCAGTTACAACGAGCCGGCCACGCTGCCCGACAACTCGGGCGCACTGGCCAGGCGGCAGGTTGTGATCCCCTTCTCGCAGTCGTTTGTGGGCAAGGCCGACCCGTCGATCAAGGCGGGCATCCGCGGCGAGGGCACGGGCATTGCGCTCTATGCGCTGTATCACCTTCGGAGACTGCGTACGTCGGGGAGCCCGTGGGCCATGAGCGAGCACGGCCAGGAGATGGCCGACGATCTTCGGCGGCAGCAGTCGCACGTGCTGGACTTCCTCGAAGACAGCCGCTTTGGGTTTGTGCGTGAGCCTGATTCGTGGGTTGCCACGGACGAGGTGTACACCGAGTACATGCGCTGGTGCAATCACACAAAAATCGATGAGAAGAAGATGCTGGCTCGCAACATCTTCGGCCGCAAACTGCTGGTCGCAGCGCCGTCGGTCCGGCGGGTGCAGCGCAACACGATCAATAGCGAGCGAGTGCCGGCATATCTTGGTCTGGCACGCAGGCCCGCGGAGTTCACCATTGGCTACGGCGCTCAGCCTGAACAGCAGGGCGACGGCGTGCCGGTGTTCTGATCGTCGCCCCGCACCCCATGAGGCAGAGAAATCGGCGTTCTGAGGTGCTCTGAGGCCCCCCCCACGTCGGTACTACCGGAGCCCTTACGTGGCCCGCAGTACCGAAGGCGTCCCGTTTTTGGGATGGATGGGGGCGGTGGGGTTGATTTAGGCCGCTTGGGGTGGAGTGGAGGTGGGGTTGGGGTGGATTGGATGGGGTTGGTGGTGGGGTTTGATGGGGTGAACGGGTTGGGGGTGGCGTGAAACGGATTGGCCGAGCATCCGGGCGTGGGGTGCGGGGGGATGGCCGAGCGTGAACCGGTGCGCGGGCCATGGTTGGCCTTTGTGGCAATATCGAAATGCTTGGGTGATATTTGCTCTTGGCGCTCGCTCTAGGCTGGAACCCGTTCGAACCCGTGCATCCCGATCGCGGCCTGGTGGAATGGGGGTGTGGATTGTTGCATTGGCGGGGGTGCGGGCATATCATCGTCGCACCAACACCAAGGGAGCGGCTGCACACCGCTCCGAGCCGATGAGGCTCGGGCGGTCATATGCGTTTTGCCGGGGCTGATGGTTGGGGGCGGGCTTGGTGGCTGGGCAGGAGTGTGGCCGCGGCGGCGGGGTGGGTTGTGTCGCGGGCGGCGCTGGCGCTGGCGGTGGCGCGGGCGGCGCTGGCGGTTGTTCGCGGGGTGCCTCGGGGGCTGGTGGGTGTGCTGGCGGTGGTGCTGGTGGTGCTCGGGGCGTGGCTGGGGTGGATGCTCGGCCATGCGGCGGCGTGGTGGGTTGTTGAGTATTCCACGGGATTGGTGCAGATCGGGCTGCTGGTGACGCTGCTGGGGGTGGCGGTCGGGCTGCTCGTGGCCGTTGGGCGCGATGTGGCGGCTGATGTGCGGCGCTCGCGGCGAATCGTGGAGATGCGAAGGCTGCGGCCGTATGTGCGGGCCAAGCGGGCGCGCCGGGGTGCGGGCGGTGGTGTGGGTTGTGGTGCGGGCCGGGGTGCGGGCTTGGCGGGCTCGCGCGGGTGCTGTCCGTGCGGCGGGCGCGAGGTGCCGGTTGAGGCCGCGGTGGCGGCGCGGAGCTGGCCGGGGTGTGCCTGCGGCGAGCCGTATGTGTGCGAGTGCGAGCGTGCGCCGCGGCCGGTGGTGGGGACTGCTCGCGTGGTCGATGACTCCCGCGCTGATGGCGGGCAGGAAGAAGGGGGTGAGCGATGAAGATGAGGAGCGGCGAGGTGGCCATGATCATCGACGCGATGCCGCGGGGCCGCGAGGGTGGCGGCGATAGGCGTGATGTGGCGGCGGAGGTGGGCGAGCTGGCCAAGATGCCGGTGGATCTGTTCGTTCGGTGTGTGGGGCCGACGCTGGCCTCGATGTGCGAGCTGGGCGACCTGACGCCGGGCGACTGCGCACGAATCGGCAACATGCTGCTGGAGAAGGTCGGGCCGCTGCTGGAGGAGGGCGCGGGCGGCGGTGATGGTGGCGGTGGTCGGGGCCGGCGGCCGAGCGTGGCCGAGCGGAGCGCGGCGATCGCGGCCTACCGCGCCGGGCCGGGGGCGCTGGCGGCCGAGCGATGGGCGGCGGCGGCGTCGACCGATCAGCGGGCCAGCCGCAACGGCAAGCCGCTGGGCCCGGCGACGATGGCCGCGATGCTGCAGGTGCTCTCGCACGTGCGAAACGTGGGAGAGAGCGTGGTCGCGGTCGACGTGGTGCAGGGCTCGGCGCGGCAACTGGTGCACATCTGCCTGCGGCGGCGCGATGCGTGGCCTGGCGTGGTGACCGAGTTGCACCCGGACCGGATGGGGCGGCCGATCGTGGTGCGGCGCGTTGAGCCGGAGAAGGAATGGGAACGCGAGGCGATCGACGCCCGCGCGGCGATCGGGTAAAGATAATCGGTTGTCATGCCGATGCAATGACTATACAAGGAGCAAGGGCGTGAGCGAGCGGGCGTTGGAGTTTGTGCAAGAGGCGGGGCGTGGGCGGGCGGTGGTGTGGGTGGCGGCCAGCGGGCTGAGCAGGCCGGACTCGCCGATTCACTTCACGATCATCGCGCCGCGGAGGCCTGGTGGGTTGTTCAAGGTCTCGTGCTCGGAGCCTGGGCTGATGAGCGAGCACAGCGCGGCGAGCTTTGAGGCGGCGCTGGCGATCGCCGAGGCGCACGAGCGAACGGCGATAAGCGGGTGAGCGGATGGGCGGCTGGGCGGATGACGGCCTGAGCGGATGGGCGGATGAGCGGATGGGCGTGGATGGCGTGTGCGGAGGTGACCGATGGGCGCGGCGAAGGCTGGAAGAAAACCCAAGGCGTGGCGGGGCGAGCAGGAGCAATCGCACCAGGATCAGCTGTGCCCGAACAGGGCCGAGGTGCTGGTCTGCGCCGATGAGAGCGCGTGCGAGATGATCAGCACGGCCGATGCGACCGACCGCGCCCACGCGGTGATGGGGATCATGGGCGAGGGATCAACACGATTTTGTGGTGGGGATCGCGCTGGGGCTTTCGGCATCCCGGGCCTGGTGCCGGCGTGCGGCGTGGATCGGTTCGGCCGCGTGAGCACGCCCCCACTGCCGGGCTCGCGGCCGCGGCGGTACCCGCGCGCGTGCGCCCAGACGCGGTACGTTCGCGTGCGGGTGCGCGGCGGCGGGCTGAGCCTCGAGTACGCCGAGCTGGTCAGCGATGACACGCGGGCCGATGACCTGCACACGGCCCAGTGCATGCTGGCGGCGGAGCTCGGCGAGGATGTGGTGCGGCTGGATCCGTGGGCCCGGGGCCGGTCGACCATGGACAAGGTGCGGGACTGGCTGGCCAGGCAGCCGTGCGGCGCATCGGCCGCGGCGGCTCGCGGGGTGCGGAGCGCTCGCGCGTTCGATGAGGCCAGCGTGCTGGCCACGCTGCGGCAACGCGAGCGCGGAATCGAGGATGATCGGCGGAGCGCCGAAGAAGTGATCGCGGCGTACGCCGCGGGGGGTAACGGATGAACATGCCGCCGGAAGAGTGGCTGGCAGCGTACTGCCTGGGGTGGACGCAGGGGGAGAAGGCCGAGGCGGCGGCGCGGTTTGAGGCGGTGCGGGCGGTGATCGTCGAGGGCCAAACCGCGCGGGCGGCGGCCAGGCGGCACGCGATTGATCCGCGGACGATCAGGAAGATGATTGCGGGTTTGGCGTGCGGATGCGTGGGGGCTCAGGGCGGGACGTTGATGGCCGATTCCTCTGCCCCTTTGGGGCAGGGCGATGAGTCGGGGGCGGTCCACGGGTTGCGCTGCGCTCCACCCGTGGCTGCATCCCTCGGCCCCGTTGGGGCCGAAGTCGCGGAGGTGGTGCGATGAGCGCGGCGGCTTCGGCGGGGGCGGCGGTGGCGGTCGTGGCGTCCGGCGTAGATGCTGGTGCGGGGGGGGCGGCGGTGGCCGATGGCGGTGATCGCGCGTTTCTGCTGAGCGTGGCCGCCGGGGTGATCCGTCCGCAGGAGCGGCTGACGCCGAGCCAGTGGGCCGAGCGGCACCGCGGTGTGGCGGCCGAGTCGAGCCACAGGCCGGGGCCCTGGCGGAACGATGTCACGCCGTACCTGGTGGACATCATGGACGCGGCCGCCAGCGGGCTGTACTCGGATGTGGTCGTGATCAAGTGCTCCCAGGTCGGCGCGACCGAAGCGGCGATCAACGTGCTCTTTGCGTGCATCGACAACGCGCCGGGGCCGGCGATGGTGGTGTACCCGTCGACGGACTTCGCACGCGAGCAGAACCGCAAGAGGCTCATCCCCGCGATTCGCGCCACGCCCAGGATCAAGAACAAACTCAAGAACGCGGGCGCTCTCGATGGCAAGGAAGCCCGCATCGCCGACCTGACCATCGGCCAGAGCACGGTCTTTCTGCGCGGCACGCGGAGCGATGCGGACCTGAAGAGCCTGCCGATCCGCTACCTGATCGGTGATGAGGTTGAGGAGTGGAGCAAGGACGCGTGGGAACTGGCGTGCGAACGGACCAAGACCTTCAAGGACGCCGCGGTGCGGATGGCCGTGTCGACGCCGGGGGCCGCCGATCAGGGCATCGATCGGCTCTACAAGCAGGGGGACCAGCGGACGTATCACGTGCCCTGCCCCCACTGCGGCGAGTACCGCGAGTTGTCCTTCGAGCAACTGGACTGGGAGGGGAAAGACCGTGATGACGTTGACCCCTTGGACGCCGAGCAATCGTGCGTGTACGTGTGCGAGTGCTGCGGGGCGGAGATCGATGAGAAGTACAAGGCGGCGATGATGCGGCGGGGGGTGTGGGTCAAAAAGGGCCAAATGGTCAAATGGTCAAATGGTCAAATGGGAGAAGGGGAAGGCGTCGGGTCCGATGAAGCTTCCTCTGCCCCTCCGGGGCAGGATTCGGATGCGGAGGCTTCCACGGGTTCTGCCCGCCAAGCGCGGGCTGCACCCGTGGCTACATCCCTCGGCCCCTTCGGGGCCGAAGATGCCTTTGCGTTTGCGTGGGAGCGGAGGGAGGCGGGCGGGGAGCGGGCGGGGGTCGTGGGCGAGGGGCCAAGGACGCGGGTGGCGTCGTTCTCAATCTCCGGCATGTATTCGCCGTGGACCACGTGGGCGAGCCTGGTGCACGACTACGTCAAGCTCGGCAAGAACCCGCCGGACAAGTGGTGGGCGGGCATGCTCGGCCGCGCGACGCAGGCCGTGGGGCGGTCGATCGAGCCGGGGAGCATGAAGGCGCACTGCCTGAGCCTGGCCGATGGCGGGTACCGACGCGGGACGGTGCCGCGCGGATGTTTGGCGCTGTTCGCGGGCGTGGATGTGCAGGCCGACCGGATCTACTACGTGGTGCGCGGGTTTGGCGCAGAGGGGCGGTCGAGTTGGCTGATCGACTACGGCGCGCTCGAGGCCGGCGATCGGCACGCGCTGGTCGGCGCGATCGAGCGGGTCAAGAGCCGGCGGTACCCCTTGGTCGACGGGCATGAACTGGCGGGCCTGCAGGGGCTGCGGTACACACTTGAGCGGCCCGAGGGCATGATCGAGCGAGTTGGCCTGCCGATCATTGATCTGGCCGTGGACTCGGGCGACCGGACCAGCGAGGTGTACGCGGCGTGCGACCAGACGGGGGCGCAGGCGGCCAAGGGCATGAGCGAATCACGGCCGGGGCTTGTGAACTTCCGCATGAGCCAGATCGGCGGGGCGGGCAGGGGTGCGGCGGGGCGCGCTGCGCCGAGGCTGCTGCTGATGGTTGGTGGCAGTTACTACAAAACGATGATCGTTGGCCACATGGCCGCGGCGCCGCCGACGGCGGCACGGGATGGCTCAGACAGGCTGAGCATCGAGGCCGACAAGCAGCGGTGGTGGTGGCCGGCGTACACCGCCGACCGAACCGAGCCGGGGGGCACGGTCCGCAGGGGCGACAATCACGACCGGTACTGGCACCAGGTGACCGCCGAGCGGCAAGTGGTGGCGACGGACCGGTACGGCCGCGCGATGGCGGTGTGGGAACTGCGCGAGGGGCGGAAGGACAACCACCTGCTGGACTGCGAGGTGTATGCCTGCGCGATCGCGGACAGAAACGAGGTGCGGACGTTCACGCGGCAGATGGCGGTGGAGCTGTATCAGGAGGAGCGTGGGTGAGGCGTTCACGGGCTGCGCCCGGGAAGCGCGGGCTCCACCCGTGGCTATTGGGGGGCAGGCCGCGGCCCCGTTGGGGCTGAAGGCGGGCGCCCCCTCCGCCTCCCAAATGACACTTGGGACTCGGCACCTCCCCCGCCGAGCGGGGGAGGTGCGAAGAGCGCGATGAGACATAGAAATGCACCACCGGCGCACATGGGTAGAGGCCATGGGCGAAGCAACCGGCGACAACTCGGGTGGGCTGCTGCTGCCGGGGGCGGCGGAGTTGCCGCCGCCGGGAATGGTCGGCGCGGGCAAGCTGGCCAAGGCGCTGGGCGTGACGCGCATGACGATCACGAACTACGTGCGCGACGGCATGCCGCACACGGTGGCCAGCGGGCAGAGGTGGTTCGACCAGGCCGCGTGCGTGGCCTGGGCAAAGACGAACAAGGCGCACGCGGTGGAGGCGTCGACCGCGCACCACGGCGGGATTCGCGGCGGGGCCGGACGCAAGGCCGGGCTGAACGTGCGGGGCGTGCGGCGTGCGTCCGGCGTAGCCGGGAGCGTGGCCGGGCGTGTGAATGGGCGCGGGGGTGGCCGTGGTCGGTCGACCGCAGCCGGTGAGCCGGGGCAGGCCTTTGACCAGTCGCCGCTGGGGCAGGCTGTGCGCGAGGCCGCCATGGAAGCGGCCGAGCAGGGCGAGGGCTTGAGCCTGATGCGGATCTTGAACGGGCGATCGATCAGCGACCCGGGCGTGCTGAATGAAGTGATCGGCCGGGTGACCAGGGCCGACGCGGAGAACCTGCGGGCGCTGATCGAGGCCAGCAGCAAGGACATGGCCATGAAGGCCAAGCGCGGCGAGCTGGTCGACCGTGCGGCGGCGGCGGCGGCGATGCAGGAGGTGATCACCGGGCTGGTGCACGCGATCGACGGCCTGCCGCAGAGGCTGGCGGACCTGGCACAGATCGGCCTGCCGCCGGTTGCCGGCGATCGCGGCCAGAGCGCCGAGCCGATGGACCCCATGAGCGTGGCCCGGCTGCGGGCCGCGGCCGAAAGACTGGTTCTGGAGATCCGCCAGCGGGCGGCGGCGGCGCTGCAGGAGCGGAGCGGAACAGGAGCGGCGGCGGGGGGGGCGGCGGTGATGGCGGACGCAGCGACGGAACAGGAGGCGGCATGATGTGGCAGTACGCGGACTGGCGGGGGTACTCGAGCGATGCCGAGCGGCTGGCGCGGCTGCGGCTGCACATCGTCGAAGTCACGCAGAAGATCGGGCCGGATGTCAGCGGCGGGAACATGAGCGTGGCCAGCGGTTCGCTGACGAGCCTTCTGAACATGCTTATCGAGGAAGAACGCATGCTGGCGGCGGTGGTCGGTGATGGAAATGGCGGAGGGGGCGGGACGTACGTGGTGGTGTGACAAAGCTCGAAGCTCAAAGCAGCAGAGCAGCAAATCAGCAGAGCAGCAAAAAGGAAACAAGCATGGCACGCAAGGGCAATAAAGACGTGAACGCGGCGGCGGCCTCGACGCTGAGCACGACAAACCGCAGCGGCTCGGCGGAGACGCCGGTGGGTGATGGTGGGCTCGACGCCGGGGCCGGGGATGAGACCGCGCCGTTTGATGCTGGTGCGGGCGCGCGTGCGAGCGGTGCCGAGGTGGAGGATACCGAGCTGGATGTTGAGACCGATGTTGAGCTGGATGCGGCCGCGGAGGTCGATGCGCACGATGCCGATGAGCACGAGCGGTCCGAGCGTGCGCGGGCCGAGCGGGCGGGGCAGATCCGCACGCGGCTGAACCAGATCGGCCAGCCGGTCAAGGTGCTCGACGACATCAAGATGCGCCGGGCTGAGGTCCACTCTCGCCGCCAGCGTGTGATCGAAGAGCTCGAGGCCGAGGCGCAGGAGATCACCCGCGAATACGAGCGGCAGGAGCGGGAGATCTTCCAGCCGCTGGTGGCCGAGCGGTACGCGCTGGAGGCGGAACTGCGCAGACTTGAGGGCTGAGCGGCCGCGGGAAATCGGCAAAGCAGCAAAGGGCAAAGCGGCAGAGCAGCAAAGGGCAACGCAGGAAAGGGACGAACGCGATATGGCCAGCAAGCCCAGCAACAGGCCCACCGGCAAGGTGGCGACGATCACGCGCGCGCGCGTGGATGCCAGCGTGGCGAGCCTGCGAGCCGACAAGGCCGAGGCGGAGGCGCGGTCGGCTCTTGCGCGGGCGCAACTTGAGTCGGTCAGGCAGTGGCGCAGGGCCGCACCGGGCGCGGCCATGAACGCGTCGGCGTCGTTCGGCTCGGCCGGCCGAGGCTCCGCACCGTACACCGAAGCGGATCTGTCGAGCGGTCGCAAGGATTCGCCGCCGATCAATGCCGCGGGCGGACGCATCGCCCGCGAGACGCGAAGGAGCGCCGTGGCCCGGGCCGCACGCCAGGCCTACCGCACCACCACGCTCGCGCCGCTGCTGATCGACAGCGCGGTGGACTTCCTGCTGGGTGATGGGCTGTACCCGCAGACCGTGCTGCCGCAGGGCCGGACCGAAAAGGCCCGGATGATCGAAGACCTGTTCATCGAATGGGCCGAGAGCGCCGAGCACACACGGCGGTACGGCTGGGGCGGCCTGCAGCGGGAACTGCTGCGCTCGGCGTACCTCGACGGCGATGTGCTGGGCGTGCTGGTGGCCCAGGGCGACGATCCGATGGTCGGCCGGACGGTGCAGATGGTCGAGGCCCAGCTCGTGCGAGACGGGCCAAGGCCGCAGAGCCAGGATCTGCCCGCCGAGGGGCTGGAGCTCGATAGCGACGGACGCGTGCTGCGCTACCGCGTGGCGGTGTTCAAGGACGGAGCGCCCAGCGGTGTGGACATCGCGCGCGTGGATGCACGCGGCGCGGTGTTCCTGGCCAACGTGGATCAGATCAGCCAGTACCGCGGCATCAGCGCGCTGCGCGGGATGATCGACCGGATCATCGGCGCCGACGATATGTTCAGCTCGTACATCCGCGCGTGCGACCTGACCAGCCGGCTGGCGGCGTTTGTTTCTTCGCGCAGGCCGGAACTGACCAGCAAGCTCATCGGCGCGCCCAAGGCGGCGGCCAGCCCGACAAGCCCCAAGACAACGGAGATTCCGGCCGGCAGCGTGCACTATGTCGGCGAGGATGTGACCGTGAGCATGCCGCAGAGCCCGTACCCGGCCGCGTCGTTTGACGCGAGCCTGCGGATGCTCCTGCGGGTGCTCGGGGCACGCATGGGCCTGCCGCTGGAGGTGCTGCTTTTGGACGCCAGCCAGAGCACCGCCTACGCCGGACGCACGGCGGTGATGATGGCGATGCGGCAGCGGCGGATGATGCTCGCGCACTTTGTGCGGACCGTGTGCACGCCGATCTACCAGTGGCGGCTGCGCGAGTGGGCACAGGCGGGCGTGATCGACCTGAGCCAAGAGGAACTGGCCTACGCGCTGAGCCCGATGGGCGTGCGTTGGATCGGCCTGCCCATCGGCCAGTTTGACCCGGAGAAGGAAACGGCGGCGCTGGTGGCGGCGATCAACGCGAACCTCATGAGCAAGCGCGAAGCGGCCGAGCAGCTGGGCGGGCGCGACTTTGCCAGCGTGGCCGCCGAACGCAGCGAGGAGAAGCAGATCGAGCGCGAGCTGGGCATCGAGCCGGTGCTGATGCCGGGGCAGGCCGCTGGCGGCGAAGCGCCGCCAGCGTAAATGGGCAAATGGTCAAATGGTCAAATGACCAAATAAAGGCACCCCCTCCGCCGCCCGGATGACATTTGGGCCGCGGCACCTCCCCCGGTGGCCAATCTGACATTGGGCGGGGGAGGATCTGTTGATGCCGGGGCCGGTTTGGCGGTGGGACATAGAAATGCTCCACGGGCGCACATGGGTAGAGGGCCAATAGCGAATGCACATGCACTGGACAATCCGTGCCGCGGCTGCGATGAATAAGCCGTGGATGCTCGAGGCGAGCGTTGACATGGCCGCGCGGGCGATGCTGCGCCGGGTCGCCCTTGGCGAGGTCGATGTCAGCGGCGGCATCCGCCTAAACGCGATGATGCGAGACGCTGGACGGTCTGTGCGGAGCAAACGAGCCGGCCTTGATCACGCGAGCGCGGATGCTGGCCCGGCTGCTGGACCGGCTGTTGGCCCGGCGGCCTGGCACGACGATGGTGGCGCAAGCGCGCCCGAGAAGCAGGCCCTGAGCACCTACGCGGGACGCGAGTACTGGTCGCTGGCCGCGCCGAGCGTGCAGGGCTCGACGCTGGTGATCCCGCTCAGCGGGCCGCTGGTGCGCAAGGTCGAGGACGCGATCGACAGCAACGGAAACGCGTTTGCATCGGCGTACGAGGACATCGCCGCGGCGATCACGGCGGGGATCGAAGACCCCCGGATTGGCGAGATTCTGATGGTGGCCGATTCGCCCGGTGGCGAAGCGATAGGGTGTGACCCGCTGGCCGAGAAGATCAGGGCTCTGCGCGATCTCAAGCCCATCGGCGTGATGTGCGCGGGTTGGTGCATGAGCGCCGCGTTCTACCTGGCCTCTGCCTGCACGCCCGGGCTGTTCATGCTCACCAGCGATGCCGAGGTCGGCAACATCGGCACGGTGCTGCACTGGTACGAGGACTTTGAGGCGATGGCCATTGCGGGGATCAAGCCGCAGACGGTGGCCAGCGCCGAAATCAAGAAGCTCTGGCGCGAGCCGCTGACCGATGCGCAGCGGGCGGCGCTCCAGGAAGACATCGACGCCATGGGCCAGCAGTTCACACGGGCGGTGGCCGCTGGCCGCGGCGTGAGCGTGGAGATCGCCCAGGGCTGGAGCGGCAAGCACTGGTACGCCGGTGCGGCAGCGGTGGCCACGGGGCTGGCTGATGAAGTTGTGACGGATATGACGGCGGCGCTGACGCGGCTGCGGGCGGACCGCGGCCAGCGCGGCGGCAACGCCGGGAGCACCCAAGGGGCCGCGCAGCGCGGCAGGAAAGGACAGATCATGGCGATCACACTGGAAGGACTCAAGAAGCTCGACGGCGGCGAAGAGCTCATCGGCCAGATTCAGGCCGATGCGGTCAAGAACGCGCCCGCCGCGGCACAGGACAAGCCCGCGAGCATCGGCGAACTCAAGAGCGCGTTTGCGGGCGAGGCGGAGTTTGTGCTCGGCCAGGCGGAGCGCGGCGCGACGATGAGCCAGGCCAAGGCGGCCTTTGCCGATGTGCTCGGTGAGCGGCTCAAGGCGGCGCAGGCCAAGAACGCGGAGCTGCAGAGCAAGATCGACGCGGGGGTGAAGAAGGCCGCATCGACCGCCGCCCAGGGGCATGGATCGCCCTTGAGCCTGGCCAAGGATGGCCAGGGCCCGCAGGGCAACGCCAGCGGCGGCGTGGGGGGCGATGGCCATGAGCACGCCAAGGGGACGACCGAGCGGGCCGAAGGCCTCATCCGCACGGCGTACGCCAAGAAGGCCGACTTTGCCGCCGCCTGCGCTGAGGCCAAGAAGGTCGACGCGGCCGGGTATCGGCTGCTCGGTCCCGCCGCCCTGACGCGGTTGCAGCAGGAACTCATCGGCTGACCAAGGCCGAGCGGCAAGAGCCTTTAAGAAACGGGCAACGACATTCAACGGCACCGGCCACGGCCCCAGAGGCGGCACGGGACCGGTCGCCGCACACGCACACACGAGAAGGAAAGGAATCGCATGAACGTGACCGACACGATCAAGGGAACGGCCGCCGTGGCCATCCCGCAGTTTCGCCTGGGCCGCATCAGCGCGGCGGGGACGATCACCCTCAACGGTGCCGGCCAGGTGCCGCACGGGATCAACATCGGACCGACGATCGCCGCGGGCGCGGCCGGTGACCTCTGGCCGCGCAGCGTGCCCGGCGCAACGCTGGTGACCGCCTCGGGCTCGATCACGGCGCTGAGCCTGATCTACCCCGACGCCGCGGGCAAGGTGACCGCCACGCCGACCGGCGATGCCATCGGCCTTGCCCTGCAGACGGCCAGCGGCGACAACGCGCAGATCGAGGCGATCCTCTTCGACAACGACGGACGCACGACCCTGTACGCCGGTCCGGCCACGGGCGCGGCGGCCAACAGCGTGACGATCAACGTCGGCCAGCCGACCAACCGCACGCGCTTGCAGGTGCAGGTGCGCAGCAACGCGGGCCTGGATCGCGGCGCGCTGACGGTCACGACCAGCGGCAACAACGTGACCATCGCCGCTGGCACGCTGGCGGCGACCGACGAAGTGCTGATCATCCAGCACTGAGAACAACCCACGACCCATCAGGGGCCGCGGGGACGCCAAGGACGGCGT